TCAGGATTATTTTAGTGATCTTATTGGCCGTTGGGATCGCATCTTTAATAAGAAGAATGAAGTTAAGTATAAGACAGTCCTACCCTCAATCAACAAATCCCTAGAAGGTGGTTTGGGTGCCAAAGAGATGGCTATGGTTGTTGCCCCTCCTGGGGTGGGTAAGTCCTTGTATCTTGTCAATCAAGGAGTCCACTCAATGATTGAAGGTAGGAAGGTCTTGTACATCTCTCTGGAAATGAGTGAGGATAAGATCGCCCAGAGGTTTGATTCTATTATGACCTTGGTTCCTCAGTTTAAGTTGAAGGATCCAGCCAACCAACTCACCGTGAAGGAGAGGTTGGATATGTTCCAGGAGGAATTCCCTGGAAGCCAGTTGGTTATTAAGGAGTTCCCCACAGGACAGGCATCTATTAATACTATTCGCAACCTACTGGTTCAGTTGAAGAACTATGATGAGTTTGAGCCTGACCTACTGATCGTGGACTATCTAGAACTGCTCCGTCCCACTAGAGAGATCCAGCAGGAGTATCATGCTCAACAGAAGACAGCAGAGGAGCTTAGAGGGGTTGCTATGGAGTACAACTTCTTAGTCTGGACTGCCACTCAGACTAACAGACAGGGACGCATGGTGAAGATTATTACAGACGCAGAGCTTGGAGACTCCTATGGTAAGATTAGAACCTGTGATTTCGCCATGTCTTTGAACCAATCTGAGGAGGAGTTTGACGAGGGTAAGATGAGAGCTTATGTTATTAAATCTCGTAACGGAAGACCTAGGTTCATCGTTCCTATGGATGTAGATTATAATGTCCTACGAATGTCAGAAGGTGATGCGGTATTTACAGGGGAGGCATCCTGATGGTCCCCATCTCTAAAAAGAACTATCCTGTACACCCCTTAAAGGTTTACACGGGAGTTAAAACCTTTACTATTTTACAAAAACCCCTCACAAAGGACAACCTTTACGGGTGTGTAGAATTTCCTAAGTCTCTCCTTACTATTGATCCTAATCAATGTATAGAGGACTACAGAGGAACCCTCCTACACGAAATTTGTCACATTGCGTTTGATCTTTATGGTCTAGGAGATGATGACGAGATGCCCCAGATTGGTAATGAATACCTCACTACTGTTACTTCAAATATGATTCAACAGGTAGCTACACTAAATAAAGAACTCTTTGCTTTTATTTTCGACATCCCTAAATAAGATAGGAGATTTTTTATGAAAGACATGACTGAAAGGGATATTTTACTTAGGGAGGACAGACCTCTAACTTCTTTGTCCGTCTATAGGAATGGGGTATGGATCTTCGCAGCCCCTACAAATTTAACCAAAACATATAACCAACAACAGTTTTATTTAATGAGCGAGTCGTTTGGTTTAGTTAGAGAAGGAAATACTAATCCAAGAGTATTAGCTAGGCGAGGTGCCCCAGGGGAGTATTTAGCTGTTAGTCAGGACGGTTCGTACACCATAGTCAGCTATGCAGAGTACAAGAGAATATTCCCTACCCCCAATCTAAATCCTCCTGAGATTCCTAATAACTCCAATCAACTTAAAGATCCAAATTTTTTAACAAATATATTGAAAGGATCTGAGTCACCAGTCTCTAATAGTAAGACAAGCAAACCTACACCCCCAACTACTGGGTACTAATATGCGTGAACTAATTGAATCCCTTGATGATTTTACTTGGGAAAACTACAAAGACATAAGTGATGCCTTGGTCAGCTTTACTGACCATGCTGTAGAAGACGAGATGTTTCGACAAGCATCTATTTATTCCTACTATTATGGACTGATGAGTATGGCTAAGAGGAGAATGAATGAGTGTGCCCTTAATGTCACTCACTTCGCATCTGATCTTAGGAAATCCACGAAGGCAGAATCAGGTGTTAAGCTTACTGCCAAAGACCTTGATGATATTGTCATGAGTAATGCTACTTATTCTGCTTTGCAGAACTCAGTAGATGACGCTACCTTCAAATACGAAATGCTGAAAGGACTCGTCCGAGCCCTTGAGCAGAAAAAAGATATGTTGCAGCAAGTTTCTGCAAATAAACGAGAAGAGACTAAACTTTACAAGTGATACTACTATCATACTATACAAACTAAGGAGTAATTAACTATGGCTATTGATCTTAATGCGCTTCGCCTGAAGCACGAACAACTTAACAACCCGCAATCGGGTAACAACGCAGACTTCCTCAAGAAGTTCTATCAAATTCCCGAAGGCAGTAATGCTGTTCGGATCCTTCCCTGGAAGGATGACGAGAAGGAATTCTATGCGGAAACTAAAATCCACCGCATCCCTGGACCTGATGGAAATGTAAAAAATATCCACTGTCGTAAGATTCATGGGGAAAGTTGCCCCATGTGTGATCTTTACTACGCTTTGTGGAAAACGGGTCGCAAGGAAGACGAGGATCTTGCTCGTCAGATTAAGCCCCGTGCCCGTTATTATATGAACATTCTCGACCGTGAAGGTGGGGAAGTTAAAATTCTTTCCATCGGTGTGATTCTTTTCAAGAAGATTATCGGTGCGATGCTTGATGAGGACTTCGGTGACATTACCGATCCTGAGGCTGGTCACGATTTCAAGATCGTGAAAGAGATGGACGGACAATGGCCGAAGTACGACCAGTCTGCTCCTCGTCCAAAATCCTCCCCTCTCGGTAGTAATGCTGAGATCTCATCCACTATGGATACCCTTCATAACATCCATGAGCTTGTTAAGCTTGAGGAGTATGAAGAGGTTAAAAAGGCTGCGGCACTACTAACGAATGTCGCAGTACAAGGTACATCGCCGCAGGAGTCTAAAGATGTCTCCGACAACGATTACCTCTCTAAACTGAAAAGTTAATTAATTATGAGAGATATTATTATTACCCTTTTACTTACTGCTGTATTAGGCGTGGGGTTGGGTTCCTGCGCTGCACTTGAAGGTTTCTTCGGGGAAGGTACAGTATTTACAACTTCGGATCAGCTTGTGGAAGGTCAGGAGGGAGCTATTATCCCCTTCGATCAACTTCCTGATTCGGTGAAAGCAAAGATTCCTGCGGGAACCTCGCTTGTTATGGCACACAAAGACCAACTGAAAGTTGATGCTGCTTATATCCCTGCTGGGGGTGCCCTTGATGGGGATGCATTAGGTGGCATCATTGACGCTGGTTTCGGTATTGCTAGTACCTTTATCCCAGGGCTTGCTGCTTGGGAAGGTATGGTTACGCTTTTTAGTAAGCGTAAGCGTAAGCACTATGGCAAAGCTATTAAGGCTCTTGTTCCTACTGATAAGAACATGGACTTTGGTGGGGCTGTTGGTAGTCTTGCATCTGCACTAGGTATGTCGCACTCATCTACCACCTCGGAAGCTGCCTTTACTGAAGAGGAAGAGTGGGAAGAAGAGGAAGAAGCTTAATAAATTAATTATTAAACTATAATAGGGAGGTATCTGTCTTGGGTGCCTTCCTATTTTTATACCATGAGCAATAAACTAAAAATACTTTGTGTCCCTGCTAATGAGGGAGGTTGTGCCTACTACAGAATCATCTCTCCGATGAAGAAGTTAGAGGAGCTTTACGGTGATCGTGTTGAGATCAGATGGAATAAGAACCCTCTTGGTATTGACGAGAAGAATGGTAAGTGGCACCAAGACTGGGACTTTGCTGACATGAAGTGGGCAGACATTGTGTTCACCCAGAATCTGTCTAACTTCGGGGGAAACTATACGGCAAGAATTGTTGGGAAAGCTAAAGAATTCGGGAAGTTTGTTCACTACGATACGGATGATTTGCTAACCAACATCTACGAGGGCCACAGGCTTTATAATGTTTACAAAGAGAAGGGGTTGGAGGATATTACTAAGTTCATCTACTCTCACTCTGATCTCGTTACTGTGACACAAAGGAAATTCGCAGAGAGGGTGGCTCCTTATTGTAATCCTAATCATGCATTAGCTGTAGTTAAAAACAGCATTGATTACAACCTCCCCTGCTGGAATATGCCAAAGGTTCCCAAGCCTAAGAAGAAGTACACACGCTTTGGTTGGGTAGGAGGTATCCATCATGAGCAGGATTTGAGGTACTTCTCTGGTGTTCCTCATATGGTTAATGGTAGGGTAGGTAGAGAGAATATTCGTTGGGATTTCTTTGGTCATCCACCCCCCAACACCCCTCCTGGAGATTGGCAGTATGATGTATGGAAACGGTATAGAGAGATTATTCTACGAGGATTTAAGGGAGGTAAGAACTGGGATATTCACTACGCCCAGCAGCCTGATCGTTATGGACAAATGTTCACGATGATGGATGTTGCTCTTGCTCCTCTAGAAATGAATGATTTTAATGATTCTAAATCAGAGATTAAAGTAGCGGAGTGTGGAAGATATAAAATCCCGCTAGTGGCATCTAATGTGGGTTGCTATGATGAGTGGATTGTAGATGGTGAGACGGGATTTCTAATTGACCCTGACAAGCCACTTACTGAGTGGGTGAGGATTCTAACACAATGCGCTAAGAACCCAGGATTGGTTGCTCGTATGGGTGAGAATCTTCATCAGCTAACTGAACCCAATTTTGATATGAATAGAGTTGCTATTCAAAGGCTAAACCTATATGAGGAGTTGATGAGTGTCAAAGTCCAAGATTAAACTTGTAAGTGCGTGGACCCGTCCTGGGGGAGGAACTGTGGCTCACATAAACCTAACTAATTTGCTAAATGAGAATGGGTATGATTGTACCTTTTATGGACCTCACAACTGGCACTTAGATAAGTGTAAAGCAGACTCGCTTGATAAATGCTTACTTGGTCCTGACGATATTTTGATTAGTCACTTCATTAAGGTTCCTGCTGAGGTTAAGGTCAAGAAGCATATTCTGTACTGTCATGAGAAAGATATTTTTCCTCTGAAAAAGGTTTCCCTAGCGCAGTATGATTTAATCGTATTCGTAAGTAATTCCCAAAAGGAGTGGCAGGGGGTTGATCACCCATCAGTAATTATTCCACCTACAGTCAATAAGGTGGAGTGGAAAGATCCCGAAAATAAAGTCGCTGGAGTG